GCGAGACGATAGATGACTAAAGCATCTTCAAGAGTACGAAGCTGATTGAGTGCTTTGATTGATTTGTGAAGATAAGAAAGAACCATCGTGCCTTGCGTGTCTGTCAGACCGGAAGTAATATACACGATTGAGTCTTTGGCAATCTTCATACCAGTTGTTGTAGGACCAACTGACTTGTTGCCGTAATTGAAACCTTTGTCATTGAAGATAAAGTATTCGTTCTGAACTTTAGGAACGACAGCTTCACCACCTTCACCACCAGAAACTTTTCTTTTTGCTACTTCTCTAATCTTACGAATTTTTCTAGGATCAATGTATCGAACTTCTTTGATCCCATCTTGCACATTCTTTTCGTCAATCACAACGTGATAGTAGATACGACCATCGATGTACCAGCGACGATAGATTTCGTATGCTCTTGATTGAAAGTTTAAGATGTTTAGGACGACTTTAAATTCTTCACGGATAGCTTTTTTAATTTTGTCAGGAATTTCTAGGCTGTCAAGATTGATGTCAACTACACTAGATTCGCTGATATCAATTGATTCATTGATGATTTCGTCAACAGCTGAGTCTACTTCAGGCTGAAGTGACATTTCTCTGTACTTTGTAACAAGTTCGGCTTCTGTTCTAACAGTTCCATCTAGGTCAATGTATGTACCATAAGCGCCACCAGCTGCTACGACTACTGCACCATCATCTGCTTCTTTAGGCGCAAAAGAAGATGTTGTGTCTACTGGTATTTCTCGTTTAAATTCGAAGCCGAAAAGTTTCATCTATTCTATCCAATAAAGGAGGAGGATGATTCCCCCTCCAACATAATCAAATTATAAGAATTGAGGGAAAAAAGCTTGGCTACCAGGTTCTCCAGTATCAATGAATGTAGTAGCTCCAACTTGAATTGGAACCCAGTAGTCATAAGCGAATGTTACATCAAACGTCTGGATTGCGTTTGTGTTATCCCAGTCAAGAGCCATGTTTGAAACCTGAACAGGGAAGATACCTACGAAGTTGTAAGCTCTGATTACTCCGCCGTCCTTAGAGAACTGAGTAACAAGAGCGTCAGTAAACTTGTAAGAATTGCCAGGAAGAATCTTTACGTTTCCTACCAGCTGGTTGATCTTGTTTGACCAATCTTCGAACATATTTCTAACAACATAATCTTCGTCGTTCATCACTGTTACTGACCAGTCAGCGAACGTTCTGTCGCCAGCCAGTTTGATCTGGCGACCGAAGTATGGAACGTTTACCGACTCAATCGTAGCAGCTGGAACTTCTGATGCGCGGCAAGTAAAGGTGAACTTGTCCAGAGCGACAGCATCTTCGCCGATGTTTGGATTGATTTGAACTTGGAAAAGCGACGGTCTTACGCCACCCTTTGTAAGACCGCGACTCTTAAATTCATTGATACTAAAAGCCATTGTTCGTTACTCCTATTTTTTCTATTTATTAGAACTGCCCAACGACTGTGGAGAACTGAACGCCAGTTCTAACAGCAACGAAATTCAGCTGGATGAAGTTGATGGAACGATTTGGCTTAATGTAGATGTCGCCCCAGAACTCGTTTCGATCAATTCTTTCCGCCGTGTTGTTTGTAGCGTCACATACAACAAGGAAATCAGAAATACCACGGCGAGCCTGAACGTCGCGCAGGTAAGGAACAACAAGGTTCTTGAACTGCGATCTTGTAAATTCATCATTGAACTCGAACAGCGAGAATCTAGCAGACTGTGAGATTGCCTTTTCGAGAGTAATGAATAGACGACGAACATTGATACGGTCGAAAGCAGATGGCTTCTTTGTACCAGTCTTATCACCAAACAGAACTGTTCCCTGACCTGGGAATGTTACAACTGGATTGACTGAGTTCTTGTAAAGAACATCTCTATCAGCCTTCGTTGGGTTGTAACGAAGTTTAACAACGTTCTTGATCTGACCACGGTTGAAACCAGCAGGCGAGAACCAAGCATCGTTAGTAGCTTCTGTTCTAGCAGCAAGACCAGCGATGTCGCCATTTAAAGGAACGAAACGGTATACATCATTGTAACGATCGTATGCATACTTGTAACCTGAGTCATACACAGCGTATGTCGAATCAGATACGGCGCCAAACCAGTTAACGATTGTTGTTGCTTCGGCTCCTGGGTTGCTCTTTACCAGTGAATCTTCTGGTGATATGAACACAACACAGTCCTTACGAACTGTAACAATGTTATCAATCAAGTAGTTAGCAAGCTGATAACCTGTTACTGTTTGACCATTTACAACAGTTGAACCACCGACTGGCTTTCCTTGTAAAATAAGAGAAACATCGACTTGTTCGGATGAGTTGAACAGGTCATAAGCTGTAGCAAGAATGCTCAAAGGAGCAGTTGCTTCAGTGTAACCGTCTGTGCCACCAGCGAAATCAAGTGTCAGCGCCTTTACGTTTGAAGAGCTTACGATGTTAGCAGCTGTGTTTGAAATAGCTCCTGAACGGTCATTAGCCCACCATACATAAGCAGAACCATCATTGATTATTGTTTTGTAGTAGTTTGAAGCGCCATCTTCAGTTTTTGCATCTGTAGCGCGAGAAACATTTCTGTAAACTTCCAGAACTGTATCAGGAGCGCCGCTGAATTGACCATCAGCGTCAACAACTACAACGTGCATTGTATCAACCGCAGCTGTATTTCCGAAATTGGCAGTATAGTAAGAAGTTACTGGAGCTGAATCAACAGTGTTGAAGTATTCCCAGTTTCTTGTTACATTAACTACTGTTGAGTTGCCGTTCATAGTTGTATTGGCAACGTAGTCAGTTGATAGCTTGTAGCCGCTTGATAGGCTTAGGTTGAACGTAGAAACTGTAGCATTAGCTGATACAGCACCAACTGATGTAATCTTGATGTACTGCGTTCCAATTGATGCGTTACCGACAACTAGATAGTCGCCTGCTGTAAATCCAGTAGCGATTGTGTTAGCATAAGTGTTAGCAGCGGCAACAACACCATCAGAAACAAAAGTAAATGTACCAGTATTAGAACCAATGGTTAAAGAGAACGAACCAGTAATAGCGTTACTTGTTTGAGATCCCACAATATCAAGAGATGAGCTATACGCATTTACGCTATCGCAGACTGAAACCTTCAGCGAGTTACCCAGCGAGCCTGGATACTTTGCGATGTAAACTGCATTCGAAGATGTGTTACCATCTCTTACATTCAGATAGTCATTTCTGTTCTTTACAACATTGTTGAGAACTGTGACTGTGTCTGTATTAGCTACAGCGTTTAGAGCGCCAATAGTAGCGGTTGCATTAGTTGTATTGGCTGCACGAACAACGTACAGAGCACTACTATAAGCTAGGAAGTTAGCTGCCGTGAAGAATGTTTCTGCGTTGTTTGAAGTTGGTTTGCCGAAGGTAGAAACTAATTGATTTTCGTTACTGATGAGGAATCTTTCGCCAACTGGTCCCCAGCGAAATACACCAGCGATAGCGCCAGTGGCTGTGGCAACACCTGGAACGACCGTAGTTAGGTCGATTTCAGATACATTAACGCCAGGACTTACTTGATACATCTATTTTACTCCTATACAAATTGTTTTGTGAGATTTCATAGTGTATTTATTATTTTTTTTTCTTTGACAATCTTATCTTTTCTTTAGTTTCATCAGAATGCTTTTTGCCATAGAATGGATTTTTGTTTCCAATAAATTTTTTCCCAACCTCAGATAATTTAATTTTAGTCTCTGTAGAGTGGTTTTTACCACAGAATCCGCCCAGTCTACCTCTATTACTGAGGCTTATTTTTTCCTTGGTTTGTTCTAAATGTCGTTTGCCTTTTTGCGCGATTGCCATTTTTTGTTTAGTTTCTTGACTTTTTGGTCTTCTAGAACCTATGGCGGAAGATTCTGGAGATATGCTACAATTATCAGTTTTATTTAACCATTTATGGTCTTCAACGATGTTCATTCTTTTTAATAATTTATTTTCCCATAAACGAGCCTTTTCAGATGATAGAAAAGTTTTTCTTATTTGAATAACATCAGGTTCGCCAATTTGTTTTCTTAAAGACTTTACATGGTTTGAGGAGGTAAAATATGTTTTCCACAAATCTGAAGGATGACAATTTTTAGCAAATCTGACTCCATAATACCACTTATTATGGCTTGACCAGCCTATTAGATAGGTGTACGGTTGATAAATAGTCATAGCTGATATCTCCTCTTAAGATGTTAGGGTGGATGGGCGCTGGAACGCCGCGATCCACATTTTTTTTAAAAAAAAACATTTCACCCAAAGCTTGCTATTTTATTTATAAAAAGGCATCCTCTACCTCGTCGTTCATCCATCCTCGAACTCTGGGTGCCTCGACAATCTCTTCTGCAGTAATACCGTTGTCAAAAAACCCAAA